AGAAAAAAAAGCCGCCATTATATACTCCATTAAGCAAGGCTATAAAAGAGATGTATGCGGAGCGATGGTATCAGCATGATCAGTTAGAAGCTGATGATTTACTAGGCATAATATCTACCAATGGGAAGGTAGATAATCCAATTATATGTAGCATAGACAAAGATATGCTTTCTGTTCCTGGGTGGCACTACAACTGGGATAAGGATGATTGGCCTACCTATGTGAGCCAAGAAGAAGCTGACCACAACTGGCTAGTGCAACTACTCATGGGAGACAGCACCGATTGCATCGAGGGCATGAAGGGCATTGGCAAGGTGAAGGCAGAGAAACTTATTAAAAAGTATAAGAACCCTGAGCTTAGTGTTCCAGAGCAAGCCAAGCACATTTATGAAAAAGAAAATTTTTCTCTTGACCAGTATTACGCCTGTCTGAACACTGTGACCATCTGGAGGAAACCATTACCAAGGCAGCTTCTAGATAACGAACTAATCACAGACATAGTAAAAACCATACCAACACTAGAATAATGGATATAAAACAAGAAAACATCGAGCGCATACAGACGCGCATAGATATGATACGCCAAGAGTCTCGTGCTCTTTCCTACCGCATTGAAAGAATGACTGAGCAGCGCAAGGCACTGTCGCAGGAGAAGAATGATCTGAAGGACAGACTAGAGGTCGTCAGTTCGATACCTACCAAAGAACTTATTGAGGGAACCAACGAAGCCCTTGCCAACCTAACAATCAGAGGATAAGACTATGGAAATAAGCATAATATGGTCTACAGAGGATGTGCTACATCAGGCAAAGCAGAAGGGTGTCAAGCTTACCGAAGACGAAGCCAATGAAATACTGCTAGAAATGGAGCGTAAGCACGATGCAGACATTGGAATTAGTTGGGAAACCATTGATGTCTACATAGATGATCTTGTAGATGTAAGAGACTACTCATACTAACTGAACATGAGATGCGACAAACATAGGTTCGGCAAGATATACGCCATCGCTTGCGGCTCATACGTCAAGGTGGGGATGACATACGATTCAGTAAAGGAACGCATGAAATCCTTACAGACAGCAAATCCTATTCAAATGAGCATTATGTTTGAAGCTGCCGTCGATGAGCAACAGCTAGGTGCTACAACTGGCCAGGTTGAGTACGCCATTCACCAGAAACTAGAAGCCTTCAAAGTTCGTGGAGAATGGTTCCAGATTGATAGATCGCAAGTGATTAGTGCCATACTAGAAGTTATTGAGGGTTGGGAGCCAGTCAGTAAATTTAAAGACATCCTTCCGGGTAAGACGTTCATGGTGCGAGTGACTGAGGAACAAATGAAATACCTAGACAGCCGCATACAGAACCAAACTATCTCAGACTGGTTGCATCGCGCCATTTTTGAAAGGATCGAGCGACAGAAAAAGCTTGCATCCTAGTAATTACTCATACTAAGCCAAGGGCTAATAACATGAAACAAATAATTAAAAAGGTTTTTACCAAAAAGAAAACAAAAACAACGGCAACTAAAGAACCTGAAAAGAAACTACCTGCATCTGACTATGACGGCATGGGAAACTTCAAAAGGTTTGGAAAACCTTAATATGCACGATCCAAACAAGTCTCATAGCATATGGAAAGCTATGATCATTGGCGGTAGCATATGGCCAGCTATGGTTCTTAGGAACAAGTTTGAGAGATGGGACGATAATTTCGTTGACATCAAAGACATGGAGCCTAAAGAACTATGTAAATATTACTTATCCACTAAAAAAATAATAAAAAACCATAAACCAAATAATAATATGAAAATAGAAGTTCACACCAAAGAAATTGACCCACACACAGAAGTGTTTGCCTTAGACATAGACGAGGCATCATTGCAGCGTTTGCAGTATGGGGAAGTTGGAAGCCCACATCCCTATGTTAAGGTAGCCGATGTCACCAAAGCTTTGCAACCCAAGGATCCACGTAGCGATAGCGATTTGTTAGATTTGATAGATAACCAAGGTTACACCTACTGCTTCTTTGCCTCCGAGGGAGAAGTTACAAAGAACAAGCACAGATGCGTTGCCATATATTCCCCTACTGGTCAGCAACTTACGGGAGTTGCAGAAGGATTTGAAACTGTCAGGGAAGCCCTCGGCTATGTCCTAGACATGGAGGAGGCAGAGTAGCATGAACGAATTACTGCAAGGATACATTGACTCAGGTGAGCCACTACTAAAGATGGACGGATTCGATGATTGCATTGCAGGGGTCGTAGAAAGAATAGGACAGAACCCAATCATTTGCTATGACAAAGCTAAGGTTATTGACCAGATGATTGCCGATGGCATGACGCAAGAAGAAGCAGTCGAATATTTTGAATTTAACCAAATAGGTTCGTGGGTAGGTGAAAGGACACCCTGCTTCCTTATATCAGAAGTGTGAAGAAACTGACTTGAAAGTCGAGAAGCCATACAACTCAGGTCAATGGACTAAGGCTCGTTACAGGAGCTTTATTATGTCAGCACTACGCCGTGCTCAATGGCCTGTTAAGTATGAAGCTATTCGATCTGCCTTTGTTCGTGATGGTGTGAACCCCGCAACAGGGCGCAAGTGTAAGCTGCACAAGTGCTCTGCTTGCGGGGAACTATTCCCTGCCAAGGATATGAGAGCAGATCACATTGACCCTATCGTCCCGGTCACAGGCTTTGACAACTGGGATGCGCTCATAGGCAGACTGTTCTGCGAGATAGGTGGGTTCCAGGCTATCTGTGTGGAGTGTCACGCCGTTAAGACTAAGGCCGAGAACGCAGAGCGAAAGAAGAACAAACAGTGAATAATTTAAGCGCAGGTGATGTAAGAGATAGCATGCCACTTTTCCGAAGTGGTTGTGGCGGTTCAAGTCCGACCTCTGCGCTCCAGTTATCAATCAATAGATGCAAGGTTCAGCGAGCTTGCAAATTAAATGAAGTTTGGCATAGCAGGTTCCCCAAGATTCATTGGAGTAATGTCGTAAGAAATAGGGACTATGTTTGTTTCCTTGCAGAGTATGACGATATAGCATACGCTTCAGCTATCTGGTCTAGTCCAGTAGCCGCCAACAGATTAAAAGAAGGTAAGACTGCCCTAGAACTAAGAAGAATGGCAATCTCAGACGACGCACCGAAAAATACCGCAAGCCGAATGATCGGCATAATGCGGAAGATTATCAAAAAAGAGTTTCCTCACATCACACTTTTGTTAAGCTACCAAGATACCGATGTTCATGAAGGAACAATCTACAAGGCATCCGGGTGGTATCCTGCATCTAAAAGTAAGGGAACATCTTGGACTAATAATGTCAGACAAAGAAACAAAGAGCAGAGCCTATCGGATAAAGTAAGGTGGGAGTTTAGGTTACGAAAGAAAAATAAAAATAATGCTTGATTCCCTATTTACATTTCTTCAACATCAATAAATCACTAACTAATAATATTATGTCTAGAACTAAACCAAGATCAACAGGGTCTTCAAACCCTGCTACCAAGTTCCTTCAATGGAACACGAAAGCTTCCACATGGGAGTTTTACGATAAAGAAGCCCAAGAGTCCAGAACATTACCACTGGACACAAGGTTTATTATCCTCGATCAACTCATCACCGCCAAGGGCTGGGACGATAGAAAGAACAGCGCAATCTGGTCTAACGAAGTGTATACCGTAGGAGACAAACTTACTCTCCGCAACAAGGAAGGTATCGTTGCTACAGGCACCTGGTCTGAGGTAAGGACTTTAAATGGCGTTAAGTTTACCAAGTCTGTTTACGCTATGGCTAAAATTGGCGAAGGCTTTGAGCTTGTTAACTTTCAACTCAAGGGCTGTGCTATGTCAGAATGGATTGAATTTGAAAAAAGAGTTGGTGGCTCCAATAAGTTAGAAGGAGATGTAGTGATAGCAGTCACTGAGGCAGTCGAAGACCGCAAGGGTGCTGTAAGTTATAACAAACCATTCTTTAGCATCGTATCCAACACATTGTCTAATGAAGCTGCTCTTCAGGCAGACATGATGGATGTTAGACTACAGGAATACTTGTCCTCCTACCTCAAGGCAGATAAGCCCAAGGAGGATGATGACGAGGACGATGCTCCTGATCCTGCGGCTGCATATCACCTCAACGCGTATGGCAATGAGCCAGAGATTGAAGTAATTGCCAACCCTTTCTAGGCATATGGGGCTAGCCCTTCTCCTGCGGGGGAGGGGCTTTATTTTATAATGGTTAAGAAAACTAACCCCAAGGATGCTTGCGGCATAAAGAAAGTGCCGCTATCAGGTATGCCGGCCAACGTTCTCCTTGAAGCAGGGCTTGTGAAGCTACACGGAGACTTGAAGTATGGCAGGTTCAACTGGCGTGAAGCAGGTGTCAGAGGCTCTGTATACTATGATGCCGCCTTCCGTCACCTAGCGGCATGGTATGAGGGAGAGGACAATGATCCAGACTCTGGACTACACCACATTGCTCATGCCATAACAGGTCTTGCCGTCCTAAGGGATTCAATCATGAGGGGCAACTGGATAGACGATAGACCAGAGCCTACTCCCAACATCGTATCAGAACTAAACAAAGAAGCTATTAAGATTATAGAAAAGAATGGATCAACCTCATAACTTAGAAGCAGAAGAGGCTTTGCTAGCCTGTTGCCTACTAGACAATGCTGCCTACGATAGCATCAGCACCATTGTCAACGAAGACGATTTCTACGGCAACTCCAATAAAATAATCTTCAAGGCTATATCTAAGTTATGCTCCTCTGGCAAAGAGTTCTCTGAACTCGACCTTGATGAGTTCCTAAAGCGTGAAGGCACAGATAAGGAAGCAGGTGGACTTAGCAATATAATGTATATACAGGGGCAAGCCAGTAGCTCCTTGCAGATAGGCAGCCATGCCAATATTATAAAAGAGAAGTCTAAGTTACGTCAGATTATTCGCACTTCCCGTATCGCCATTGAATCAGCGATAGAGAACCAAGACCCAGACGTAATCATTGCTGACATTGAGAGGGCTGTTACCGCCACCCTAGATAATAACTCTGCTACTGACCCGTCCATCAGAGTAGCCGCTGAATCCTTGCGTGAGGACTTCAAAAAGATGGAGGAGGGAACATACGATACCTTCGCCTTACCAACTAGGATCAAACAACTAGACGAGAAGCTTAGTGCAGGTGGCATAGCCAACGGAGAGGTAATGGTTGTTGCGGCTCCTACCTCCTGTGGCAAGACTTGTATCGCCCTGAACATAGCCCTACAGAACGGCGTGACCCACAGCAAGCCGGGTTTATACTTCTCCTTTGAGATGCAAGCCAAGAGTCTAGCAAAGCGTATGATACAGACCTGCTCTGCTGTAAACCTGAACCAGTTCCAGGAGGGTGTGCTATCCAAAGAGAAACAGAAGCGGGTGTGGGATGCTACAGACAGGGTAGAGAACGCACCTATATTCACAGAGCACTACGTCAGGAATGTTGATGAACTTCGGTCACGTGCTCGTATGTATAAACGTAAGCACAAGATTGAATGGATTGTGATAGACTACTTGCAACTTGTTCCTTGGAACACTAAATTAAAGAAGCATGACGGCATCGCAGAGGTCAGCCACCAGATAAAACTTATGGCGATGGAGTTAGACCTACCTGTTATACTGTTAGCACAAGTAAACAGAGAAGGAGCCAAGCGCGAGACAGGTATTACACTATATGATTTAAAAGACTCTGGGGACATTGAGAACGACGCAGACATTATCCTTTTACTGTGGCCTAACGGCTCAGATACAAAGGAAGCCACAGTCTATAATGATCCTGTCAACGGCACACACATCTCTATCAAATACAATATAGCCAAGCAGCGCGAAGGCGAGCGAGACCAGTATGGTAAGTTTGTCTTCCAAAACCACATCGGTAGATTTAGTTAACTCTCACCATCGTAAATATGACACACGAAAACCTAACACAGAAGCAAGCCTATAACCTCTACCTAGAAGGTTTTAGTTACCATCAAATCGCTCAAGACTATGGAACAAGTGCAGAGGCTGTGCGTTCTAAGATTAGGCGATACAAGGCTACCATACCATCGGCTCAGGGAACAGAGCGAGTCCTAGTCATAGCAGATACCCATTGCCCTGCCATGCACAGCGGCTACATAGAATTTTTACTATCTATCTTCCACAAGCATAGATGCACACGCGTAGTTCATATTGGTGACCTAGTGGACTGGAACGCTATCAGTTTCCACGAGAAAGACCCAACCATGCCTAGTGCGGCAGACGAGTTTGTATCGGCAGCTAGACAGGTTAGAGCACTACACAGGGCTTTCCCGGAGGTAGACTACCTCATAGGTAATCACTCAGCCCTACCAGAGCGTAAGGCACAGAGCGTTGGCCTACCACCAGAGGTAATACTTAACTTCAAAACATTATGGGGTCTTGATGGGTGGACGATACATCCCAGATTCACAGACCTAGTAATTGATGGAGTCATATACAGGCACGGAGACAAGGAAAAGGGAGGTCAGATGTCGGCTCTAAAGAACGCACAAGCCCAGTTCAAGTCTCTTGTCATGGGTCATTTTCATGCACAAGCCGGCATCAACTATCATGCCAACCAGGATGATATTGTCTTTGGTATGAACGTAGGCTGTGGTGTAGATCACCATCACCCTGCTATGAACTACGGGCGTGTCTACGCCGCCAAGCCAATCCTTGGATGTGGTGTAGTATACTCTCCAAAGCTTGCTTTCTTTGAACCAATGTTTATCTAACCAACACCACTATGATGTATGAACACAAACTAGAAATGGACAACTACGCCGGCAGCATAACCAATGTCATTGTAGAGTTTGAAGCCGACGCACCGTCATCACGTGACCCAGAGGTCAGGGGTATATATTATCTTGAATCCGACGAGCCTTTATCTAATGATGATCTTTCGTATCTGTTTGAGTGGATCGAGCGAGACTCAGACAAGTGGCAACCAATTTCACATAATAAATAAATGCAACAAACAAAAACTCCATCCGTATACAATATTAACTCCGAAGTAATTCTGGCAAAAGGCTTAGATGCTATGACTAAATCATGCGAGGCTCTAACTGCACAGAACGAAAGACTAAACCAGGATATAGAAAATTTAAAAAAGAAGATTGATATGCTTCAACATCGCCTTTTATCTAACGCAGAAGAGCGAGAATAATTTTGCGGTTTAGTGTAATTTTCCGCAAAAAAGAGTAAGTCGTGAGTGCTCCGGAAAGGTTTGTTTATTACATTTCGCCTATATAGGGTTGCCGTCAGCCAGCCTTCCAACCACGACGCTGACATCATTTACTTCTAAGGGGATGTAAGGTTATCGATCTGGCTAGTGCTAGAGACGGGGGTTCAACTCCTCCCATCTCCACCATTTTATCGACTAAAGAAATCTCTAAAGGCTTGAATGCCAGTCATAGCCTCTTGAACTTTAGGAGTGAGAACACGCCTGTTGATCTGCTCTTGCAAATACCTAGCAGCTTCAGCCCTATTCATGTCTTGGATTCTTTCAATAAAGAACTGAGCTTTTCCAGTCGTTGACAACTTCGTCTTTACCTGTTTGTCTATAGCCGTTATACCAGCGGCTTCATCCTTGAGGAATCTTTCTACGCGACGCTTAACTGCTTCATTTGCTTCTGGATCAACTAGCAGGTCTTGAAGGATGCGAGATCGCTCTTGTAGACTGTCTGCATTTCTTAGCTTGCCCGTATATCCGTCAGCAATTCTACGTGCTCTTTGTGCGTTAGTGTTTTCCTGCTTGTCTATGTTATCAATTAGTTGCTGGTCACCAGTTCTCAACTCAAAGGTCTTTGCATATGTTTCACCAAAAAATCTACGAGCAACTGGAACATCTGCGCGAGTAATCTTTTCTCCGTTCATCATTTTTGATGTAACATTGAACAATCTTTGCACCGTTGTTCCTGGACCACCAGTGTAGTTGCGGTAAAGATAAAGTAGATTCTCTGGAGATACCTCGTATCCCATGTCTTGAAGCTGTTCAGCTAAGTTTAGGGCTAACTCGCCACCTTGGGTTCTAGCCGTCCAAGGGTGAATCTTTTCAACATCAGAGATGTTTTCATTCTCCAACCAAGATGGTCGTATGTCTCTTCCTAGACCATCCTTGTTTCTAGATAATTCTAGTATTGGTCTAAGCACTGTTGGGACAGGTGAACCTCCCATTGGATTGTATGAGTCAATAATATTTTTACTCATATCCTTGGCTACTGCTGAGGCATCAATATTCTCCTCGCCTCCGAACATAATTCTTTGAGCGTAGTCAGCAGCAATCTTGAAGGGAACCATAGAGTAACCAATGGGTATAGAAATATAATCAAGGCTACCGTCTGGCTTTGTTCCTTGAACGATTGTAAGGTGTTTGTTTAATTTAAACTTAGGTATCTTTTCTCTATAATTTTCATCAATCGTTTTGTTATACCTGTCTAGGGTATAAGCTGTTGCCGTCAATGCACCCATTACCGATAAGGCTAACCCTGGATTTTTTACTGGGTTCATACTACGCAGAAAGTTTTTAGCACCCTGAACGGCTGGATTACTAAACAGATACAAAGCTCTGATAGTGTCTCCCTGTGCGCCTTGTAACTGCGGGTCAAATGAACTATTACGTGCCGCTAGTGCAGCTTGATCCATTGTCATGCCGTCTGCGCGTCCACGACGGTAAGTAGCAAATCTAGTAGAGTTTTCAAACAACTCATTGATTCCATTTATTACCTTGTTGAACTTCTTAGCCTTAGACTTAGTTGGTGCATTTAGTTTACTTCCTAGTTCAGCTATGTTCTTTTCAACGTCATCTAATGTAGATAATCCAAGGCCACCAGTCTTGCCTCCTGCTTGAACAAATTCATCATACAGTTTGTCCATCTCAGCCGCACGACCTCCACTAGCCTTCTGCCCACGAAGGTTTCGAGCAATGGTTCTCATGTCATCTCGGACAGTAGAGATTGGGTCTAGAGTCTTGAATGCCTGACCTAGTGACATCTTCTGCATATTGTTTACAAATGCTTCTGAACGGTCACGAATCAAGTTGGGAACCATAAACTCAGGGTTGAATCTAGTATACAGACCACCAACAAATCTGTTGAACCCTTGAGCCGCTTTCATAATGCCAGTTGCAACCTCACGATTAGTCCCCTTCATAGCCGCAGCAAGCTTAGGGTCTTTAAATTCTACAAACATTGGCTTACCGTTTTCAAAGACAGTAAGCACATTCTTATCTGCGTTTTCGTAAACAGGAACCTTCTTGCGCGGAACCTTTTTACCCTGTGCGCGAAGTGCATTGGCTGTTTCAGAAGTGTCTTTGACCAGTTCTGTGCCAACAACTTTGGGTTTACGGACAACAGCAATATTACCAGCAGTGGTAGGATTGTCTCTTACTAGTTTTACAAATGCCTGGTTAGCCTTGTTGACCTGCGCCCTACGAGTAGCACCAATAAGATTATCCACGATGTTTTGAGATATATCATCTGCATCTAAGTCCGATCCAACGCCTCTTTTTATTCCAGATGACAATGTTTCGTATCGACCTCCACGGCCAACAACAGTAGAGGCTACATCTTCTAATTCGTCAGTCTCTAGTATACGATTTAGAGGAACGTAGTTAGGGAATTGTTTGCGGAGTTTGTTTGCTTCTACCTTACTTATTAACCCACCTTCCTCGATGGTATTAAGTATTCTTTTTGATAAATCTTTTCGTAAATCAATGCTCTCTTTTAATTCATTTTGTAAACCTTTGGCTTCAAAGTCTTTTATAATTTGTTTGAAAACCTTTGTTGGTTTACCGGCTGCCCCATCCTTCCCTTCAAATGTAGAGCGTTTTGCTTTGTTGTATGCAATGCCGTGTTTAGCATATAAGTAATCATTAACAGAGCGAGACAAGATGCTCGCATCAGTGCCTAGTTCATTTGCTTTAGACGCAAGAAACGCCCCATCAATATCAACTAATCTTTCTAGTTCTTCGTTCTTGGCTGATATCTTACCCTCGGCTAGTCTGCGTTGCAGATAGAAGTCGCTTTCGTCAGACTTAACTTTTAGTGGGCCAACATCTTTTATCTGACCAGCAGCAACTTCGTTCTGTAAAACTCTAGCCCTTATCAAGTCATCACTGTATGCCTCACTAATGCCTAGTTTTATATCACGGAAGTTCTTGGGAAGCATCTCAGCGTATTCCTTACCCGTGCGCTCTACGCCATCAACTAGTATCTTAGCATCTGGATCACCAATCTTAAATGCTTCACTAAGACGGCGTGTAGGCATACCTGCAAACTTGCTGTAAGCCTTGCTGAAGGCTTCACCACTAACTCCTAGACCTGCACCTAGGGCTGCTCCTGTTAGACCCGCTGAGGCTAACTCCTGCATCGAGGGTAACTCTCCTTCGTCAATGGCTGTCTCTGCAACTCTAGCTCCAGCAGAGATACCTGCACCCGCTGCGGCTTGTCTAGCCACCGCACTACCAAACTTAGCCCCTTTGGCTCCAGGTATTAAATTAATAAACGCATCAGCAACAATCTGTCCATAACTAAGTTCGCCATCTGGATCAAGTATACGTTGACGAGCTATCGAACCAGCAGCACCAGCCCCTAGTCCACCTAGAACATAACCAATGGCAGTTCCTACACCTGGTAGGATGGCCGTTCCAAGGGTAGCACCGCCCAATCTACCTGCTTCAGATATTGCTATGTCTGAACCAAAGGCAGCAACGTAATCAGCCGCACCGGGGTCGTCTGAGTCTAAATCTCTTGCAGGTGCAATAAAACCACTTGGCTCTAAATCTTTGCTTGGTGCAACAAAGCCTTGAGAAATAGATTCTTGTGGTTCTAAATCTTTACTAGGGGCTATGAATGCCATTATTTTTTAACTGTTTCAGTTCCTTGAGAATCAATGTATGGTGTGCCAACGGGTAGCGCATCATATTCGGCCTGACTGTTTACTCTAACAGGGGACGGAGGAGTAGAGTCATCCGTTTCTACGGGTCTGCCTCTTCTTGCTTGGCCCCTTCCTGTTGCAACCTGTGGTGCATCTGTAGCATCAACCGTAGGTGTATCTCCTGCTTGAGCACCTGTTATAATATTTATAAACTCATTCTCAGTGGTTTGACCTTTTGGTTTCTCACGACGTATGTAAAGGTCTCTTGCATTCTTAATCCCAATGTCGTATTCTTCTTGCGTCAAACGACCTGCATCTAAATCAGCTTGCAAGTTTTCTAGAGTTTTTTGAAGACCAGTTTTGTTTGGAGTGTCCTTTTGAATTTGTTGAAAGTTCCCGGGTGAAAGTTCTATAGCTCTTTGTCCATCGATAGTAACTATGCGTGGCTCAAAACTTCCCTTTCTTTCTGATGCAGCTATACCCGCTTCTCGTGCTCGGATTTGACTTTCAATCTCACGCTTTTCTAAATCCGTGAGTTCTCGCTCTGGCTCAAATTGACCTAAGCCCAACCTTGATTGTATTTGTAAGGCTCTTGCCCTTTCACCTTCAGTTGCACCCCTAGCCATACCTTGAGCCAAATCTCTAGCGTCTGCCTGACTTATTCCTCCCCCTCTACGATCTCTGTCTCTTCTGACTTCGTTGAAATCTGGTCGAGCAGCAAGTCTAGCCTCACGTGCCGCACTGTCACCAGCAAAACTTCCAGTGCCACCAATTCTTTGTTGTCTTTCTAAACTTGCTCGTTCAAAGTCAGACAATGCACTAGCAGAAGGCTGTGCAGTAGCAGGGATTCGATTAACAGGTTGTTGTGTTCCTGGTGCTCTTACCTCATTACCTTGAGCGTCATATCCCAGAAGTTCACCTGGTCTAAATATACCTTGTTCTCTGTCCTCTATTCCGTCCCTGTTTGAATCCCTGAACTCCGCTGTTTGTCCACCAGTTCTAACTACTTGGGACATTATTTCATCAGAAACTTTTGCAGGTCCAGTGCTAAATGCTGGAACTGCTCCTTGTTGGGGAGGTCCTCTAAAGAGCGCATCTCTAATTTCTCCTCCCTCTGTATTTGGGAAGGGAGCAGGAGTGGCCCTTACGCTAGGTGTTTGAGGTGCAAAATTATTTACAACAGCAGGAGCAGGGCTTGAAATCATACGACCCTGCGGGTCTGTGCGTAATCCAGAGACACCTGGAGTGCCAGCAGGAGCATTTAGGTATTCGTTAAGTGTCATACCTCCTAGCCTAGCACGTGTCGCGTCTTGACCCATAGGTGCATTTGGTCCTCGTGCTGAATCATTAACCATCTCAAACCCACGAAGCAGTGGACCACCTAATCCAGAAGGTGTATTAGGAGACTGAAGAAAAGGGCTTACAAATGGTCCCATTTGACCTTGTACACTCGGTGTAGGTACTTCTAAAGATGGCGTGACACTTGGGGTTGTCTCAAGGGTTGAGGCCGCTGTAGGAGCTTGTGTCGTTCCTCCTTGCTCTAACGCCTCTTTGAATATTCTTTGCTGAGGGCTTTCAAGTCCAAGTGACTCCAGCGTTATAGGGGAAATGTCGGTTCCAGCCGTAGCTTGAGTAGCCTCTTGGGATGGTGGAGTGAATGTAGATGGTAAACCAGTACCACCTGCACTAGATGCGTTAAAGAAAGACCCTAGCCGAGACATAAAGGATGGATCGTTGTTAACGTTGCCCATTAGAGCATCCCCTGTATTCACAGCAGGTGCTTCTTCTTGTTGTTGTCCGATAAGGGTGTTTTCTGGCTCTTCTTCTTCGTCCATAGGGTGTATTATATCATAAGGGGGTTACTTAGGTGAATGTATATTTTTCAACGCCAGTCATCTCTGGAACATCATTAAAACTCATAGAAAAGTATCCGC